ATATAACGTGCGTCAAGCTATAGCTGTAGCAGATTCTATTAAAATATCTAGATCAGATAAAGCCCCAAGTTTTAGTGTTGGTGGTCGTGCCAAAGTTGGCTCTAGTGCTTTTAGTGCTGGATATGTGATAATGGGTAATGAGTTTGGTTCTAAGGACTATAAACAGTTCCCACGTCGCTCACCGAGCAAAGGTCGAGGTAATCGTGGTTGGTGGTTATATCCTGCTATGGCCAGATTTCAACCAACTATTGCAAAAGAATGGTTAGCAGGTTATGAACTTATTAGAAAAGCTTGGACAAAGAGGATTTAATGGCTGATATTAGGACACTTAAATTAGCGTTACTTGCTGACACAAAACAATTCATAGACGGACTTGATAAAGCCGATAAAGAGACAAGAAGTTTTAGCGATAAACTTGGTGGCGCATTAAAGGCAGGTGCTTTGGCTTTTGCAGCCGTTGGCGCAGCTGCAGGTGCTATGGCTATCAAAATAGGTATTGATGCTGTTAAAGCAGCTATAGAAGACGAAAAGGCTATGAAAAGCCTTGCCCAAACATTAAAGAACACAACTAAAGCCACAGACGCACAGATAGCAGCTACAGAAGATTTTATTGACAAAACAGCAAGAGCTACAGGTGTTGCAGACGACCAATTACGTCCAAGTCTTGACAGACTTGTTAGATCAACACAAGACATAACTAAAGCACAAAAACTACAAACATTAGCCCTTGACATATCTGCTGGTACAGGTAAAGACCTTGCCACAGTCACAGAAGCACTAGGTAAAGCTTATGACGGCAACCTTGGCGCATTAAAGCGTATCGGTGTTCCACTTGATGAAAACATTATTAAATCTAAAGACTTTGATAAAGCAGTTGTTGCATTATCTGAAACTTTTGCAGGTCAAGCAGACGTTGCAGCTAACACTTTTGCTGGTCGTATGGCTCGTATTAAAATTGCTCTCGATGAAGCCAAGGAAAGTTTAGGTCAAGCACTTTTACCTATACTTGAAAAGTTTGCACGCTTTGCAACAGATACTCTTGCACCTGCTTTACAAGGACTTGTTGACGGCCTTATTGGTAAAAAGAAATCTGTAGTGCCGTCTCTTGGAATGTTTAAGGAAGCAACTAACGAAGGTGAAGACGCAGGTTACAGTCTTGGTGTTGCTTTACGTAACCTTGGTTCAGGACTAGGTTCACTTGCAGGAGCATTTGACAGCAACACCTCAAGTGATTCAGGTTTTGTAAGATTTATTAATTTATTAACACGTATGGTTGAAGGCTTAGATTCTTTGTTTGGCAAAATTGATGCAGCTATATTAAAATTTAAAGAGTTTAAAAAAGCTTTTGATGAGTCACTTATAGGACAATTTATAAATGCTGAAGGACAATTTGCGCCAGACGCCCCAGCTTCTGGTAAAGCAAAAGGTCTAGTAGGAATTAACACAAACAAACCAACAGTCATTATTAACAACAACGTTAAAGGTGCTATAGACCCACAAGGCACAGCTAGAACAATTACTAAAATACAAAACACGGCGTTAAAGACGACAGGAATAAAGCCATTTAATTTTGGGTTTAGATAACCAATGCCGATTTACACACCTACATTTAAGATACGTATTGCTGGCGTTGAATATACTAATGAGGTTTTAAGTAACGCAACTATCACAGCAGGACGTAATGACTTTTTTGAACCAACACAACCTTCATATTGCAATCTTGAACTTATCAACTTATCTGGCACAAGCCCAGCAATTAACCTATTAGACGTAGTAAATATTCAAGTTAAAGACACAAATAATGTGTTTATTGATTTGTTCACAGGTGAAGTTTCAAGTGTTCAAAACACTCTTGAGGGTGCTGGTACTAATGACCAATACGCAAACACAGTACAAGTTCAAGCAATAGGTGTACTTGGCTTACTTGTTAAACGTTACGCAGGTGCTGTGTCATACCCACAAGAATTTGATGGTCAACGTATTGAACGAATACTTGAAGAAACACTTTATACAGCTTGGGAAGATTTAAGTAACATAACTACTTGGAACGATTTACCTGCACTAGAGACTTGGGAAGATTACGGCGTTCAAGGCATAGACGTTATTGACAACGGACGTTACGAAGTGCTAGCACGTTCAGCACAAGTTGAACAAGCTAATGAATTAACAGATGTGACAGCCACAACAGGTTTAGGGTATTTGTATGAAACAGGTGACGGACTTATTGGTTATGCTGATGCTGAAAGACGTTCAACTAACTATGGAACCAACACTATAGCCGTTGACGCTGACATTCTTTCAAGCGCAGGCTTTACAACACGTTTACAAACAGCAGACATTATCAACAGCGTAGTCATTCAATACAACGACCCGATTGCCGAAGAAGCAGCTGAGAATGATACAAGCATAGATACGTTTGGTTTGTTGCAACAAATTGTGCCAACTATTTTGGCTGAACAACTGGATGCCCAAGAACAAGCTGCTAGAACAGTTGCCCTCAGAGGCTTACCTAAAGTGTCTTTAGACTCAGTTTCATTAAACCTATCTAACCCAAACATAACTGACGCTATACGTAATTCATTCCTTGGTGTTTCAATGGACACACTTGTAGCCATAACTAACATTCCAACAGGCATTATTAGCTCAGGTGTATTTGAAGGTTTTTGTGAAGGTTGGACTTGGACATTATCAAAAAACAGCCTGGAATTAGATTTATCAATTTCTAACTCAATCTACAGCTCTCTTGATGTACAATGGGAAGACTACAACCCATTAACCCAATGGCAAAACCTGCCTAACGATTTAACGTGGCTTGACGTCGCTTAAGAAAAGGATAAACTAGAGATATGCCGAATACAACCAATTATTCATTTCCAACGCCTGCCGATACTGATTTAGTAAAAAATGGAGCAGACGCTATCCGTGATTTAGGGGACGCTGTTGACACAGCTATGAACACAGCCCTTGGTACAAAAAAGGCTGGAATGGTTTTACTGAATACGACTAGTTTTAGTGCAGTAGCCAGTCAATCATTTAACAATGTTTTTACAACAGATTATCAAAATTACAAAGTAATAATGCGTTTTGTAACTTCAACTACAAGTACAGTACAAATGAGATTTAGAGCAAGTGGAACAGATAATAGTGCATCTGAGTATTTTACTTCGGGATATGGTATAGGAACTTGGAGTCTTGGACCAGTAACTTCTATGCAATTAGCAGCAAGTTTAACAGCAAGCCAAAAAGGAATTGATTTAACAGTTTTTAGTCCTGAACCTGCGCAACTAAGTTTGGTTACTGGTGACAGTATGAATAGTACTAATAATAGTTTTTATTCTTTAGGAAATCAGATATCATCCACAGCACAATTTGATGGTTTTACTGTATTTCCAAGTGCTGGAACTATAACTGGAATAATTAGAGTTTATGGATTGGCTAACTAATGGCAACTGAAAAGATAATGATTGGTATTGATGGTCAAGTTATTGAACTTAAAGGTGCTGATAAAGATGCTTTTATTGCAGACAGAGAAGCATCATTAGAAGCAGAACGCCTACTCGAAGCCGAGTATAAAGCCAAGCAAGATGCACGCGATTCAGCAATCAAAAAACTTGGTGAAATAGCAGGACTAACAAAAGAAGAACTAGATGCAATCCTTTAACCACAAACAATTTTCTTTAGCTGCAATTGCTTTCCTAGCAGCTTGGCAAGCAACAGACTTTGCCCTTGATTACAGAGCTGTATTAGGTGCTGTCGTAGCTGCTTCAATGGGAGCTATGAACCCTAATGCCAAAACCAAGATTAAGTAAAGCAGCTGAGCAATTACGCTCTGAAATAAACGCCAAGTATCCTAAGCGAGATAAACGCTCAGACGGCTGGATAGGCGACACTTCACACAACGCACGTAAGTCAGACCACAACCCAGATAAGAATGGTTGGGTACGTGCCATAGATATTGATTCAGACCTTGTTAAAGGCTCTAGCAAAGAGTCTTGGTTACTTGCTGAGCAAATTAAGACAATTGCACTCAAAGGCGACAAAAGAGTCAGTTACATTATTCATCAACACCGTATAGCCTCACCACGACAAAATTGGGCTTGGCGTGTCTACAAAGGGTCTAACCCTCACGTATCACATTTGCATATATCCTTTACACAGGCAGGCGACCTCAACGGAAAGGTATTTGGAATATGAGCAAACCAAAATCAAAAAAGCAAACAATAGAACTACCAGACGTAATGGCCTCAGAGCTAGTAAAAGTAATAAACAAAGCACACGAAGACGGAAAACTAATAGTTGGATTTGTTGCACTTTTAGAAGTCTTTGATGGCAAAAAGAAAACAATAAAGATTATGGCCAACGAAGATATGCCACAACATTCAGTATTTGGAATGATTAACTATGCAGCTGAAAAATATCAATTTACTCTTGCTCCTGATGAAGATGAAGATGACGATTTTTATGACCCTAATTGGTATGACGGACAATGATTGGTGAACTTGTTGGCGTTATTGGTTTGCTTATTACTATCCTTGTTTTGGTTATTAAGGCAACTGCAGAAATTATTAAAATGAAGTCACAATTGTTTCCTAATGGTGGTAGTTCATTAAACGATAAAGTGACACGCCTACAGTTAGATGTTGTTAAAATTCGTAGTACTATAGATAGTATTAACTCACAGTTAGGTAAGAAACCTACACGAAAGAGGTAACTATTAAACGTTACGTCGTAATCTCAGACTTGCAATACCCATACATTAAAAAATCTTACGTTGATTCTTTACTTGATTACATTGATGCCGTTAAACCAGATAAGTTACTTTGTGTTGGTGATGAGCTTGATTGCCAAACTATTTCAACTTATGCACGTGGCACAGCCCTGGAGTTTGAAGGTTCTTTACAAAAGAATATAATTGGTTTGAAAGGCTTACTCAAAGAATTCCGTAGTGCTATTGGACGCAGTAAGCCTTTCGAAATACAACGCAGTAATCACACGATTCGTATAGAAAAATACATTAGCCGTCACGCACCAGCATTTGCAGTTATAGATGCGATTAAAATTGAAAACCTTTTAGGTTATAACGATAAAGATATAAAAGTTAAATACAATAGGTCTTTAACAGAAGTTGCTAAAGGCGTAATTATGGGTCACGGCGACGAAGGCAGGCTTTATAATCACGCAGGACAAACAGCTCTTGGATTAGCTACAAGAACAGGTAAGAACGTTATTTGTGGCCATACACACAGACAAGGCATAAGCTCTGCAAGTCACGGATTTGCTGGCAATCTTTCAACACTTTGGGGTATGGAAGTTGGGCATTTATGCGACCTTAATAGTGCTGGTATGCGTTATATGAAAGAAGGACACGCAAACTGGCAGGCAGGTTTTGGAATACTTTACGAGCAAGATGGGGTAGTTAAACCTGAGCTTGTGCCTTTCAATAAAGATGGGTCTTTTATAGCCGAGGGTGAACTCTGGCGTTAAAGCCGTTATCAAATTGTTATAATTCAATGCTGTGTTTTGACGCACCTTTGCCTTAATCTCGATTTAACGAGAGGGGCAGTATGGATAAAGTCTGGTATCCGATATCAGAACTAATAGCTGATGCTTATCACAAAATGTATTTTTATCACAAAACCCAATGCACGTTCAAGGAATGTGATTGTGAAAACAAGCTAGCGCAATTGCAAGAATTTCAAGGACTATTTATAGGAGTTAATTAAATGGATTATCTAAAGAACTACATTGAAGTTAAAGACAGAATACAAATGTTTTACGATAAATACCCAAACGGAGTATTACGCTTTCAATATCGAGGCGTGTTGGAATTTAATGGCGAAACCTTTATTTATGGTGAAGCCTTTGCTTACCCAGATAGAGAGCAATTAAATCACGCAACAGGTTGGGCTTGGGAACGTGTTCCTGCGAAAGGTTTTGCTAGAGGTTCTGAACTTATGGTATTGGAAACGTCGGCCTGGGGTCGCGCAATAGCTGCCCTAGGAATTGCTGTTACTAAAGGTATTGCTAGCAGAGAGGAAGTACAACGTAATATGAAACCAGAAAACGACCCTTGGCAAACCCCACCAGATAGCCCTACAAAGCCCATAGAGGGCAAAATTAGCCAACAAACCCCCAGTCAGGTATCTGGACAACAAGAAGGGGTAGAAAGAGGCTATTTTGGGTCTTACAGGGTTGCTACAGAAAAGCAAATAAACTTCTTGCATAGTCTATGTAAACGTATCTATACTGACTGGGACAAAGACAAGTTACTAGCTTACCTGCAATATTTAGGCAAGGAAGTAGACGAAAAATTTACCAAATTAGAATTTGTGCCGTACACCATAGTTAAAAACCAATTAGATAACCAACAACAATTGGCAGATAACCTTAGTGCTTGGCTAAATGCTTCTAAGCTTCCTAAAAGTGACGAAAAAGTAGAATGGGATACAGCACAATTTTAGAGATACTTTTAATGAACCCATATTTTGATGACGTTGAGCTACTACCAAACGATTACCGGAAAATAGCCGTTTGTGAGTCGTCATTAAACCCAGAAGCAATAAATCGAACAGGCAAGTATAGGGGCTTGTTTCAATTCGATAAACGCTCTTGGGAATGGGTAGGTGGGTCTGGCGACCCAGCACGGGCTTCTGTGCGTGAACAATATAAACGCGCACAGATGCTTGTATCAAGGCAAGGATTCGATAAAGCATTCCCACAATGTTCAAAAATTATGGGGGTTAAATAATGGAAGCAATTATTGTATTCTTCGGTGCGTTTCTGGTGTTACTGGCGTTATATATGCGACAATAAGACCAAGAAAGGGGGGCAAATGAAACCACAAGACGTATACAAGCTAGAGCAAGTCTTGAGACTCTCAATTTCACAAGACTTACTTAGCAAGGCATCAAACTTTCATAATCAAGACGATATGGAAGAAGCAAGAAAGATAGTAGAAAAAAAACACTAAGTCAAGACAGGGGCAACAAATGGAACAAAGATACATAGACGCATTACTATTTGCAGGGGTAATACTAGCTGTGTTTGGTTTGGCTACATTATGGGAAATGGTGAAAAACTATGTTAGAACTAATCGCTAGGTGTGTTAGTTGTGGTGGCTGGACTTATGCAGCATCATACTGTAAGCCTTGTATGAAAAAAATTAAATGAAATTATTAGATTTATTTTGTGGTTCAGGTGGGGCTAGCGTAGGCTATGCTAAAGCAGGATTTGATGTTACAGGCGTTGACATAAGTAATCACAAAGATTATCCATTTAAGTTTATTAAAGCTGATGTGATGGAACTAGACAGCAAATTTTTATCTTTGTTTGACGTTATACACGCAAGCCCACCGTGTCAAGTATTTAGCGCTACTAGACATTTAGCAAAAGCCCAAGGTAAAACAAGTAAAAAACTTGATTTAGTAGAACCAACTAGACAAATGCTTATTAAAAGCAATAAAACTTACATTATAGAAAACGTAATTGGTGCTCCTTTATTAAATCCAATTATGTTATGTGGTTCAGCATTTGATTTAAAAGTTCGAAGACACAGATTGTTTGAATCAAATGTTAAATTAACAGGAACAATTTGTGACCATAAAAAACAAGGACGACCAGTAGGAGTTTATGGTTCATTACGAGACCAAATACCAAATGGTGGTAAAACAGCAGATTCAATAAAACACGCAAGAGAGGCGATGGGACTTACATATATGAATTGGTCTAACATAGTTGAGGCAATACCACCTGCTTACACAAAATACATAGGAGAGCAAATTGGCAACATACGTATGGTGTAAAGGCTGTCACAAAATGATTGCTAAGGAACTGATACACGAGTGTGACAATGAGTAATGTCATATACTTGCATTACCATTACGATTACGACAACAGTAAAGAAGTTGCGTGCCGTGATGCAAAGTGTTACCAAAAACGTTTAGATGATAAAAAGAAACTACAAGAATATCAAGATAAAGTAGATTTAGATTTAGCACGCAAAGAAAACTTAATGCGTATTAACGATATGATTCAAGACCCAAGGATAGACAACTACAACGATTACTGATATAAGTAACCAGTTGGTCGCTCAAGCCAACTCTAAACCTTAACTTGAGGGTTGCTTAGTAAGCAATTTAATGGCCGTCAGAGGGTCTTAAACAACTATGCCCACTATGCATAGCGTGTAACATAACGAGAAGTTACGACATCATAAGCTACTATTAACGAGTCTCCTAATAGATATAAACGTTTGTGATGATATGGCGAGACTACGCAGAATAACCAATAACGCGTCCGTTCGACAGTACGAAACCTCAGGGGTTCATACTAAGAGAATGGTTCTATTCCTTAGGCCGTTCTCTGTACTTCAACACTCAAAGGTTCATAACATATACTAGATAATATGCATAGTAAGATTAAACGTAATGGTTCATCAAGAAAATGGCG